AAAGAACAAATTAAATCTATTAAAACTATAAGAGATTGCAATATTTCGTGGCTCGATGAAAATTGGATTTATAGACAATTACATCCTTTTGTAAAAATAGCTAATATAAAAGCAGGTTGGAATTATCAGTGGAATTTTTCAGAAAACGCTCAATTTACTAAATACAAATTAAATCAATATTATGACTGGCATTCAGATGAATGGAAAAAACCATATGATAATCCAAATACTCTTCAACATGGAAAAATTAGAAAACTATCTATGACATGTCAACTTACTGATGGTTCTGAATACGAAGGAGGTGAACTAGAATTTGATTTTAGAAATTATGATCCTGCACTAAGAGATGAATCAAAACATGTAGTTCAAGCAAAAGATATATTACCAAAAGGATCTATTATAATTTTTCCTTCTAATACATGGCATAGAGTTAAACCTGTTACTGCTGGGACTAGGTATAGTCTTGTGATGTGGCATTTAGGTGATCCTTTTCGATAATATGAATTTTATACATAGGATACCAAAGGCTTATTCTCATAGTTCTTGCGATAAACTTATAAATTGGTTTGAAAAAAATATTGATAAATCTTTTATTGGAAAAACAGGTGAGGGTATAGAAAATATTAACGACCTTGAATTAAATTTGTTAATAAATAATTATGAAGATTATTTTGGTTTAGGTAAAACTTTATTTAAGTCTATAAATAATTTTAAAAAAAAATATTCTTTAATAGACAAGTATATCAATAAATGGAGTATGAATAAAAATGTTTTGTTAATGAAATATGAACCTAATAATTTTTATAATCTTATACATTGTGAAAATGATGGTAGCTCTCCAAATTTAAAAAGAGTTTTTGCATTTATGATATTTTTAAACAATATAAAAAAAGGAGGTGGTACTAAATTTATTTTTCAAAATTTAACAATAAAACCAAAAGCTGGTGATTTTTATATTTGGCCTGCAGGTTGGACTCATTTACATCAAGGGGTAAATGCACCTAAAGAAAATAAATACATTATAACTGGATGGGTGGATTTTATCTAACACAATGAAAAAAAACATAAGACCAACTAATTTAAAACTACATAATTTTTTAGATGAAACATTTATACATGGTGTATATATACCTGAATATGTTTGTGACAATTTAATTGATTATTTTGAACAAAATTCTTTAAAACAAAAAAATGGAAGAGTTTACAGTAACGGCACAAGTAAGGGTAAAGAAAAATTTAAATTTAAAAAAAGCAAAGATATATATTTAAATCCTTTTGAAAATGTTGAAGACGAAAAAGATTTATCAGAATACTTACAATACTTAAATATGGCAATACAAGAATATGAACATAAGTATGATAGAGTTAGATACCTAGAAAGATACACATTAAAAAGTGGTTGTAATATACAGAAATATAAACCTAAAGATGGTTTTTATGAATGGCATGCTGAAAGAGGCGGTATTAATACGCAAGATAGGTGTTTAGTTTGGATGACTTATTTAAATGATGTGCCTAAGGGAGGTACAGAATTTATGTATCAAAAATTAACTGTACCTGCAAAAAAAGGATTAACTTTAATATGGCCTTCAGATTGGACCCACACTCATAAAGGTCAAGTAAGCAATAAACATACGAAATATATAATTACAGGTTGGTTCAATTATTTAAAATGATTGTTATTTTTTTTAAAAATGCTATAAAAAATATTTTAACAGAAAGTTATGCAAGCTAGTAATTATTTTTCAACAACATTTTGGTTTGACTACAAACCTGAGTTTTTAGATTCTTTAAATAACGAATCTAACAAATATATTAAAGATGCTAAAAAATCTAAAAAAGAATACATAAAAAAATATGGTGATTTTGGAACAAGCTATCACTCAACTTCTTTAATAAAAGATAATAAATTTTTAGATTTTAAAAAATATGTTGGTGAAAAATCTTTGCAATTTTTAGATGCACAAGGTTTTGATATGTCACATTATCAAGCTTCATTTTCAGAAATGTGGGTTCAAGAATTTGCAAAAAAAGGTGGTGGACATCACTCTGCACACATGCATTGGAATCAACATGTTTCTGGATTTTATTTTTTAAAATGTAGTGAAAAAACATCATACCCTATCTTTCATGACCCTAGAACAGGAGCGAGAGCTACTAAATTAAAAATGAAACCAGAACAAGGAATGATATGGCCTGTAGCAGAACAAGTAAAGTTTACACCTAAGCCAGGAACAATAATGATATTTCCTGGATATCTAGAACATGAATTTGCTTTAGATTTAGGTATAGAACCATTTAGGTTTATACATTGGAATATACAAGCAATTCCAAAAGAAATGGCTAGAGATGTTTAAAAAAAATAAATATACAGTAATCAAACAAGCAATATCAAAAGACCTAGCATCTTTTGTTGCAAATTATTTTAGTATTCAAAAACAAGTTTATGATACTTGTTTAAAAGAAAGATATATTTCACCTTTTGAAGATATGTTAGGTCGTTATGAAGGTAATAATCAACAAGTACCAAATACATATAGTCACTATTCTAATATTGCTATGGAAACTTTAATGTTAAAATGCCAACCACAAATGGAAAAAGCAACAGGTCTTAAATTATATCCAGCATACACGTATGCAAGAATATATAAAAAAGGTGATGTTTTAAAAAGACACAAAGATAGATTTAGTTGTGAGATATCTACAACTATGAATCTTGGTGGCGATGATTGGCCTATATATTTAGAGCCGTCAGGAGAAAGAGGTAAGAAAGGTGTTAGAGTAGATTTAAAACAAGGGGATATGTTAGTCTATTCTGGTTGCGAGTTAGAACATTGGAGAGAAAAATTTAAAGGCAACGAATGTGTGCAAGTTTTTTTACACTATAATAATGCTAAGACAAAGGGGGCTAAACAAAACATGTTTGATAAACGTCCGCATATAGGTCTACCCTCTTGGTTTAAAAAATAACAATCTGAAAACTTTTATAAATTATTTATCAGACCCTGTTTTAGCAACTCCAGAACAAAGAAAAAAAGAAATCTGGGACGTAGAAGGTAGATTAAAAAACGGTAATCAAACTTTTAAATTTGATATTCGACCCTTAAAAGAGGTCAATAATAGAGCTGAAAAAACAGGTTACTTTAAATCAAAATCTGATAAAATGGTGTTTGAAACTATTAATAAATGGGTCTTATTTGACACCGAAGAATTACACGAATATGTTAAATCTACTGACAGAAAAGATTTTAACATAGATGAATTGCTAGATAATTTATCTTGGAATTTAATAATTGATAAAGTAGAGTAGAATTATGCTACAAAAATTAGGATTTTTACCAGGATTCAATAAACAAGTTACCGAAACAGGTGCCGAAGGGCAATGGTTTGATGGTGATAATGTTCGTTTTAGATACGGTAGTCCTGAAAAAATAGGTGGTTGGAGTCAAAAAGGCACAAGTAAATTAACGGGTGCTGCAAGAGCAATACATCATTGGGAGAACAATGACTCTGTTAAATATGCTGCTATAGGGACCAATAGAATTTTATACGTTCTTCAAGGAGATATATATTATGACATTCATCCTATTCGGACAACTTTAACAGGAGCTGATTTTACAACGACTGCTTCATCAGCCACTGTCACTATTACATGCACCGGGGCCCATGGATTAGTAGAAGATGATATCGTTTTATTTGATAGTGTAACCGGTTTATCAGGTTCTACTTTTACCAATGCTTCGTTTGAAGATTTAAAATTTATGGTTTCGTCAGTTCCTACGGCTACTACATTTACAGTAACTATGACTACTGTAGAATCAGGAACACCTGTAACTAACGGTGGATCAGCTTCTGTTCTTTGTTATTACAACGTAGGTCCTTCTCAACAACTAGGCGGTTTTGGATGGGGAACTGCAAACTATGGCGGTCAAGCTACCGGTGCTGCAACTACAACACTAGCCTCAGGCATTAATGATACCGTTACTGACATTCCCTTAACTAGTTCTACTGCCTTTCCTTCTTCTGGAGAAATAAGAATTGGATCAGAAGATATTAGTTACACAGCTAATAATACAGGTACAGGAGTTTTAAGTGGAGGTGCAAGAGAAGTGAACGGCACAACTAAAGCAGCACACAGTGGTGGAGATACAGTTACAAATATTTCTGATTATGTTGCCTGGGGTGATGCCTCTACAGCAGATTTCACTATATCACCTGGTTTATGGGTTTTAGATAACTACGGTACAAAACTTATTGCATTAATTTATAATGGTCCTGTTTTTGAATGGGATGGGGCACCTACTAATGCTGTAAATACTAGAGCTACTATTCTACCAAACGCTCCTACAAAATCAAGACACATGATAGTTTCGACTCCAGATAGACACTTAGTATTTTTTGGAACTGAAACAACTATAGGTGATAGCAATACACAAGACGATATGTTTATTAGATTTTCAGATCAAGAAAATATTGATCAATCAGATTCTTATACTGTTACTGCAAATAATACTGCAGGTACACAAAGACTTGCTGACGGATCAAGAATTATGGGAGCTGTTAAAGGTAGGGATGCAATCTATGTCTGGACAGATACAGCATTGTTTTTAATGCAATTTGTTGGAGCACCTTTTACATTTTCTTTTCAACAAGTAGGAACTAACTGTGGGCTAATTGGTAAGAACGCAGCTGTTGAAATTGATGGTGCGTCCTACTGGATGTCTGAAAATGGTTTCTTTACATACGATGGTCAATTAAAATCTATGCCATGTTTAGTTGAAGATTTTGTTTTTGATAATTTAAACACAACAGCAAGAGATCTTATCAACGTCGGTTTAAATAACTTATTTGGAGAAGTGACTTGGTTTTATTGTAGTGGTGCATCATTAGTTATTAACAGACAAGTTACATATAACTATTTAGACTCATCAGTAAAACAGCCTATATGGACTACTGGATCTTTAGCACGAACTGCTTGGGTAGATTCTTCAGTATTTAATTTACCTAACGCAACCTACTACACAACTAGTGACAACTCTTCTTACGACGTAATTGGTAACACAGACGGAATTACTATATACTATGAACAGGAAACGGGGACCGATCAAGTTGATGCTGGTGGAGTTATTACTCCAATACTTGCTAACATTGTTTCGGGTGATTTTGATATTACCCAACGTAGAAGTAGCACAGGACAAACTGTAGGAATGCCTGATATTAGAGGTGACGGAGAATTTATAATGAGAATTAGTAGATTTATACCAGATTTTATTGAGCAAACAGGAAACACAGCAGTTAAATTTAAAACAAGAATTTATCCAAATAGCACACAGGTTACAAATAGCTTTACTTGTGACTCTTCTACGACTAAAAAAGACGTACGTGTAAGAGCTAGACAAGTAGCCTTAGAAGTTGCCAATACTGCTGTTGGAGAAGATTGGAAATTAGGAACATTTAGATTGGATATACATCCAGGAGGAAGAAGATAATGAAATACGACGTACAAGGTGGGGTAAAAAATTATTTAGGAAAACAAAAAGAAGTTACGGCTCCTTTAAAATGGAAGTCTAGCCCAAACCATCCTGAAACAGAATTAGCATATATTACAAAAGCCGAAAAAGATTTACTTGTTAAAAAAGATTTACATGGTTCATTAAAAGGTGGTGTTAACAAAGGACCATCGGGAATCATGAGTTTAAATGGATATGGATCAAAAGATTCTTCCGGTAATGAAGTTGGTATGTCTGGTGCAGCAACTAGTGCTGCTGAATCAGGTCGAAACACATCTGATACATTAGCTGAAGGAGCATCAGGTCAAGACGTACAAGATTATAGAAGTGCTCTTATTGCAGCAGGTGGTGGACAAAGAGTCAACCCAGGTTTTTTTGATAGTAGAAATACTGTCTCTCCTGAAGAATTAAGATTAGCTAGACAGTATAACCCTGAAGCTTTTGGAGAAACAAGAGGTAGCGGTCTTATGGGTCTTATTAGAGGTGGGGGATTTATTGG